CAAGGGTACCGGCATCCCCCGTAGCGTTGCCGAGAAGTTTGTTGGTCCCAAAGCACATGCCGAAGGAGGCACCGTGAAAGAATCCAAAGCCATGATGAAGAAAGAAGTGTCCTTCATGAAAAAGAAGGGCGCTCCGAAAGCCATGATCAAGCACGAGATGGCCGAAGCCAAGGGCAAGCCGTTCGCCAAGGGCGGCGGCATCGAGTCCAAGGGCAAGACCAAAGGCAAGACCGTCAAGATGATGTACGGCGGTAAGTGCTGAGGAGCAGGAAATGCGCAGATACGAAGACGGCGGGGAACTGACGGAACGTATGCCAGAAGGCAATCTGCCATCTGGTGCTAAAACCTTTGGCGAAGCGTTTAAGAACGCCCGCGCAGAAGGTAAGAAAACCTTTAATTGGCGCGGTAAAGAATACACCACCACGATGGATACCCCATCCAAAACTGATACCGGTGACGAAACCGCAAGGATGAAGGCACGGGCTCCAGCACCGGCCCCCATTCGCGCAACAGCGTCTCAACAGATGGCTGATCGTGCAGCAGAGCAGACAAGAAGCGCCCGCGCAGCGTCTGAAGAACGTGCTTCTCGCGCACGTGAATCTGAAGCAGAAAAGAAACGTGAGACACGAGGCAGCGAAGCCCCCAAGCCTCGCAGTATTTACGAAAACTTGGACCTCGGGACAGTCGGCTCTGCCGCCCTTGGTCTGGCGTCTTTACACCCAGCCGGACGACTTGCTTCTGCGGGTATGCGGGGGGTTAAGGGTGCTGCTGATGCAGTCAAGGCTTCACGCGCCGCACGTGCGGCAAAAGCTGCTGAACGTATTGAACCCGAGTTCCGTAAGGGTGGCGTAGTCAAGGCCCGAGGCGATGGTATTTGCCAGCGTGGCCATACCAAGGGCAGGATGGTGTGACATGATGGCTTCACGCGGGATGGGCGCTGTGCGCGATGAACTGAAGAAGCCCCGCAAGGTGCTCCGCAAGGATGCACTGGAGCCGACCAAGCTCTACGCCAAGGGCGGTGAGTCCCGCGTGAATGAGGCTGGCAACTACACCAAACCGGGGATGCGTAAGTCGCTCTTTGAGAAGATCAAGGGGCAGGCCACCCAAGGCACCGCTGCAGGGCAGTGGAGCGCGAGGAAGGCCCAGCTACTGGCGAAGCAGTACAAGGCCAAGGGCGGGTCTTACCGTGACTAAAGCTCCTCAACAGTCGCTCAAGAACTGGACCGCGCAGAAGTGGCGCACGAAGTCCGGCAAGCGTTCTTCCGATACCGGGGAGCGCTATCTGCCCGAGGCGGCGATCAAGTCCTTGAGCCCTGCTGAGTACGCTGCAACGACGAAGGCCAAACGCGCCGGTAAAGCCGCAGGCAAGCAGTTCGTGAAGCAGCCCAAGGGCATCGCCCAGAAGACTTCGAGGTTCCGATAAGAAATGACCGCTCTGTACTACGTGTACGCCCACACAAAACCTGATAGCACGGTGTTTTACATCGGCAAGGGAACGCGTGGTCGTGCGTGGTCAACGCATGGTCGCAATACGCGCTGGCAGCGTACGGTAGCTAAGCATGGGCACAAAGTTCTGTTGCTAGCGGAAGGTCTTACTCAAGAGCAAGCTGTTGACGAAGAAGCTCAAATAATTGCGCACTTCAAGCCTTTTGGGAACCTTGTAAACATTCTTGACCGTGGCGATGTGAGTCCAACTTGTAACCCAGAAGTTGCTGCAAAAGTTAGCATTGCAGCATCAGTATGGCAGCGTGGTCGTAAGCTGTCGGAAGCGCACAGGAAGAATGTAGCCCTTAACAATCCGTGGCGTGGTAAAAAACGTCCAGAGCATTCAGCCTTGATGAGAAGCAAAGGTTTGTTTGCTGGTGAAAAGAATCCGTTTTTTGGGCAGGGTGAAAGTCAGCGTGGCGCGGCAAATCACATGGCGACTGCAATCACGGGGACGCACGCCTTGCATGGGGAAAAGCGCTGGGATACGCTACGCGCTGCCGCAGATGAGCTTGGTGTAACTTTGCAAGCTATTTCTCAAGCAATTAGAAAACAGGCTCGCTCAAAAGGCTGGTCTTTCAGGAAGGTAGCATGACTACTTCTGGCGTGGCAACTTTCAATCTTGATCTCAATGAGATCGTGGAAGAGGCGTTTGAACGGTGTGGCGCGGAACTGCGCACGGGGTATGACTTGCGTACGGCAAGGCGTAGCCTCAACCTGATGTTTGCGGATTTTGCCAACCGGGGTATTAACCTTTGGACGCTTGACAGCGGCACGATCAACCTCACGCAAGGCACGAACACATACAACCTCCCGGACGACACTGTCGATCTTCTGGAACACGTGATCCGTACCGGTGCTGGCAACGTCGCTACCCAGGTTGATCTGACCATCACGCGCATCAGCAACTCGACCTACGCCTCGATCCCCAACAAGCTGCAGCAGGCTCGACCGATCCAGGTCTGGGTCAACAGGCAGGCTCCGACGCCTCAGGTTGTGGTGTGGCCGACGCCCGATCAGACGGGCGTGTATCAGTTCGTGTACTGGCGGTTGCGCCGGATTCAGGATGCTGGTGAAGGTGGTACGTACACGCAGGATGTGCCGTTCCGGTTCCTCCCCTGCCTCGTGGCTGGGTTGGCATACTACTTGGCGCTGAAGATTCCCAACGCGATGGAGCGGCTACAGATTCTGAAGGCACAGTACGACGAGGCTTGGGATCTGGCTGCTGGTGAAGACCGCGAGAAGGCAGCGGTCCGGTTTGTGCCGCGTGAAATGTTCATATCATGAGCAACCGTTTTGCCAACGGCGCAAAAGCCTTCGGGTTCTGTGACGTATGCGGTTTCCGTTTTGATCTGAAGCGGCTGAAGAACCTCACGGTAAAGACCAAGCAAACAGCGATTAAGGCGTGCCCACAATGTTGGACGCCAGATCAGCCGCAATTACAACTTGGGATGTATCCAATAAGTGACCCCCAGGCGTTGCGTGATCCAAGACCAGACACAAACACGTGGTATCAGTCAGGTACAAACGGGTTGCAAACCGACCCGACAACCGGCACCGGACCGTTGCAAAATGGCTTCCCAGACGATGGCAGCAGAACCATTCAGTGGGGCTGGGGACCGATAGGTGGTTCCAAGGCTTTCGATGACTACTTGACGCCAAACTGGTTGGCATCTGCAGGTCAAGTTGGTACAGTGACGGTCGTAACGACCTAAGGAGTGAATGATGAAGAAGATGACCCCCCAAGCTGCCGTCAAGAAGCACGAGCAGCGCATGCACCCGGGCAAAGCCCCTTCGTTCAAGAAGGGCGGCAAGACCGACGCCGACATGCTCAAGTATGGGCGTGGTATGGCTAAGGTGATGAACCAGAAGGTGGCCCCATGATGAAAGCCAAGAAGCTCGCCCCCGCTAAGCCGGGGCAACCCCAAGAGATCGAAACTCTCAAGGACGAGATCTGCATGGTCGTGGGCAACATCGGCATGGGTACGCCTCCGGGGATCAAGACCTCAGGCATCCGTGTACGTGGCGGCAAAGCGCAAACCAAGGGCTTCATGGCCCGAGGGCCAATGGCGTAACGTACAAAAAAGTACGCTATGAACTACACACAACTTAAAGCTGCAATCCAAGATTACGCTGAGAACGATTTTAATTACTCGGCGGACCCTTCGGTGCTTGATCGCTTCATCAAGCAGGCTGAGACGCGTGTGTACAACATGGTGCAGTTCCCGTCTTTGCGGAAAAACACAACGCTCAGCACCGTAAATGGGAATGCGTACGTAAACTGCCCAAACGACTTTCTGTCCGCCTACTCAATGGCTGTGATACTGGCTACAGGTGCATATGAGTTTCTGCTCAACAAGGATGTGAACTTCATCCGGTCGTCATACCCCAACCCGGCCTCGACGGGGACCCCGAGGTACTACGCGCTGTTTGGGCCTACTATTGCTTCTGAGAGCGAGTTGCGGTTCATTTTTGGTCCGACGCCCAATGCGATATTTTCGCTTGAGTTGAACTACTTCTACTATCCAGAAAGCATCGTCACGGCAAGCACTACATGGCTTGGCGACAACTTTGATCCTGTGTTGCTGTACGGCGCTTTGATGGAGGCTGCTGTTTACATGAAGCAGGAGCCCGACCTGATCGGTCTGTATGACGGCAAGTTCAAGGAAGCTGTTGCTATGGCGAAGCGCCTGGGTGATGGGCTTGATCGTCAGGACGCGTATCGTAGCGGCCAGTACAGACAGGCGGTGACATGATCATCCAAGGTCTAACCAATTCGTTCAAGGCAGAGATACTGCAAGGTGTCCATGATCTGGACACTGATGTCCTGAAGATGGCGCTTTACACGGGTTCAGCCACGCTGACTCCGCAGACGACGGCCTACTCCATCACTGATGAGGTTGTGGCGTCTGGCTACACAGCAGGTGGCGTAATTCTTACGGGCGTGACGATCACGACTCAGACGGTGCCCAACACGCAGCCTGCTGTGGTGTACGTGGACTTCAACGATGCGGTGTTCAACGCTGCCCTGACGGCGCGTGGTGCCTTGATCTACAACTCCAGCAAGTCCGACAAGTCGGTGGCGGTCATCAGCTTCGGGGCTGACA